ATCGCGGATAGAATTTTTGGCCATTATGTTCTCCTAAGGCGTATGCCTATTTATAACATATAATCAGCGCACGCGCACCGCACGTCCGTCGGATGTCTTGGCAAACGTCACAGGGTTGCCCTGACGATCCGTCACAGTCTCATACCCGACGATGTTGCCGCCAGCTTGGGCGGAGCTGATTGGTGAAGGCACCTGCTGAGATAGTAGGCCGCCTGCTGCTGGCGCTCCATATCTGAGAGCCGCCCCCGGTGCCTTAATCATGCCCCTTGCCAACTTACGACCCGGAGCGTTTCTGTATAAGCCACTTAATAATATTGACGCTGGCACGCCAAGTCCGGTGCCGAGTGGGTCGCGTATAAGGTCTGACAAAGCCTGCCTTTCCGCTGTTCCACTTGACGGAACGCTTGGGCCAATGACCTCACGCGCCTGCCTAGCTGCCGCCTTGATTGGGTCGGTCGGTGTCTTCTTTTTCATTTGCCGCAAAAGCTGTGTCGGGCCAAACATGCCTGCCTTTGATAGTGCGCTTTCCTTGGCTTTTTCAATTGGGCGCATCTGGCTAAAGGCTTTGTTGATGTTTTGCAAGTCCGGCACGTCTGGGTTTTGAGTAGATATTTCTGCTCTCAAGGCGTCTCTGAACTCTTTTACAGCTCTGCCAATTCTGCCCTCTCTGCCGCCCTTGTTAGCTGTTGAGAACACCTCAGATGTCAGGTCTGTCTCAACGTCTTTAAGGGTTGCCTTTGACAGCTCTCCACCCGACACATTTCTTTGCACCAAGTCCTTTATTATGTCGTTAAACTCTTTTGCGTCAGCCGGATTAAGCTGTCTTTTCGAGGCTATCTCTGCCGCCTTATTTGATAGACCTGAGGCGTCAATTGAAAGTTTTGGCACAACCTTTCCATAAGCATCACTAACCGCCTCTGAGGCTGCCTCGACCAAGTCTTCGCCCTCTAGGTTTTTTGGCAACTTAGCGCCAATTGGCGCGACGGCAGTTTCGACCATATCGCGGTTAAACGCCTTCATCACGTTTTTCTGCTGGCCTTGGATCATCTCTTGAGCAAACGGCAAAGATATTTTTTCTTCAATAGATTTGGTTACGCCGCCCAAAGCCTGACCGGGTGTCAGGGGGTAGCCCTTTTTCATCAAGGCGCGTGCGCCCTCTGTTATTTTAGGGCTTATCGCTTGACCGGCAGCCGCAGTTGCCAGTCCAAGCGGTGCGCCTATAGCTCCGCCAACAATTCTTTGCTCTGGGGTCTCTCCGGTTGCGGCTCCGTAAATGCCGCCGCCGATTGTTCCAGCAGCTTTTGTGCCTAGCTTTGCAGCCGCAGCCCCCGCACCGCCTGTCAACAAAGAACCTAATATCTCAAAGCCGTATGCTTTGACTGGGTCTGTCTCTTTAAACCTAGCCAAACCTTCGCGTATCTCATTGGCCGCATCTTCGTATGACTTGTCAGACGTAAAGGCTTTATAAGCGCCGTATATCTCGTCTGAGAGGCCAAACGTCATGCCCTGAGCAGCCGCACGGCCAATGTCAGACGCAATGTCCATACCAGTGCGGGCTTGAGTTCTTGACTGAGTCTCTGCATCACCTGTTGGTATGAAAGCCATTACTGAACACTCTCTTTTGTGACGTAAACAAAATTTATGCCATTATAAACAAGGTCGCCTACCTTTATTCTTCCGTCTTCGTAAGCTTGTTGGTACGCATCAAGGGCATTAGGGTCATTTTTATCAAACGTCTCAAATACTTTTCCTTGTTTTTCATTTGCAAACTCATCAAACCCAAGAAGGTTTTTATTTTTTTGCAAATACACATCCATTAAATTTCTGCGTTCCTTGGCAAACTCAATAGCCTGCATCATGCCCTTAGCTATTTTTCTATTGCCTTCTGCGGTTCTTGAAAAAGTAGGTGCCGCCAGTTGGAACATTTCCATTTCTCGATCTGATGTTGAACCCGACCCAGCCACTCTCATATTAGGAATAATTCTAGCTATAGAACGCTGCAACAACTCTGCTGTTCCTAATCGCTCGGCTTCCTCATCACTTAACAGATTTACCTCTTTTAAAAGCTGTTTAATTGGCACTAAAGCATTTTGTATTCTTCCTGTCTCAGCCCCACCAGCAAGCAATTTTTCAATTACACTAAGCTCGTTTTCCACTGTTCTCATCGTTGATATTTCTTTGTCAACAGCATCCGTGCGCCTAAAAGCAGCTTTTGCCGCCTCAGCCGCAAATTGCGTTTCCTGTTTTCCAAAATCAACGGCGGGCTTTGTAAGCGCATCTCTTATAAGTTTCTGCCCCTCTGGGCTATTTGGATCAATACCCGCAGCAGCCAAGTTCTTCAAAAGGCTGGTTGTGTCAGGACGTGTAGCCTTAGCAAACTGAGCCTCAGCCAAGAGACGGTCAATAACTGACTTTTGACCCGCAGCCTTCTGAGCCGCAATGCGATCCTCAGCGGCGGCGTAAGACTTCATGCCAGCAGTACCCATACGGCCTAAAACCTGACCGAGCGACACCGGACGGTCTTGGTAGCCTGATGCCTCAAAGCCAGCGGCGGCTGCACCCAACATGCCTTGAGCGCGTGGCTGCATTAGCTTTTGGCCGAATGTCATCTCAGGCGCAGGCTGCCCAGCCGCTGCTGTCGCAGGGGTAGGCAAGCCAACCTGACCAGCTCTTGGCGTCATGCGAGACGCCTGAGCGCGGCGCACAACTTCCTGCATCAGCGGCGATAGTCTTTGGTTTGCCAGCATTGGCGACTGAGGTGGGGTAGGTCGAGGCAAAGCCATTGGCGCTGGTACTGGCCCGCGAGCGCCTTGAACTTGATATGGGCGCATAACATTTGCCTGCGGCACAGGCGCTCTGCCCTGAAGCAGTCGGTTAAATCTGTCGTAAACGCTCATGCCCTAACCCCTAACCTAAAAGCCCAGCCAAGGCACCGAGTCCAGCGCCCATACCGCCACCCATACCGGGTATCATTCCCGCGAGCTGCGCTCCGCCTAATGCGCCACTGAGTACGTTGCCAGCCTGATTGCGGAATACCGGCTGCGTGCTTTGCCCGCCAACAGTACCGCCCTGAACGGTGGCCATATAATTTGCCAAGGATGTGAGGGGCTGCTGCTGCTCCATATTGAAACGTTCAATGTCAGCCGCCAGTTCTGCCTGAGACTGAGCCTCACGCGCGCCGCCGACACCGGCAAGGGTATTGAGATCAGCGAAGCCAAACTCACGCGCCTGCGGGGCTTGCCCAATAGCTGCCTGCTGCGCTTGCAGCGCCATAGGCGCAAGAGCCTGACCAAGGGCTGCCTGCTGGTAGCCAGAGCCGTAACGACCGGCCTTGGCTGCCTGAGCCTGCACCTGCTCAACGACAGGGCGGAAGGCTGCGCTCATTAGTGGATTAGTACCCATCAGGTTTTGCATCACAACGTCTTGCGTCGCACCGATAAACGGCGATCCGTTAATCGCCATCTGGCGGGTTCCTGACAGAGCCATTTCGGATTCAGGGCTAAAACCTATAGTGGTCTGACCGGGGTAAAATTGCGGTTGATTTCCGTATAGGTTTTTAGCCTCAGACAAGCCATACTCTAAGAACGGTTGCGCGTATTCCGGTGCGCTAGTCGTCTGGGTGATCTGTCTGGTGTCTCCACCGCCGCCTTTACTCATCTCTCAAATCCTTTGTCAAAACCACCGACGTGGCGGTGTAATCTTTCAGTTGTCTTTGCCAGCCCTTGCGGCCATTTATCTCCATCGCGTCGCAGCCCTGCGCCTTAGCCCAAACTGCAATAGACTTTTCAGCCTCGACCAGCTCATCTAAGTCACCGCCTGCAAGCCAGATTCGGCACACGGTTAGGCTGGGGTAGTCAACAACTTCGGTTATAATACACGACTTTTCCAACGGATGTAACTGTGCCTCACCAACAGCGCAGGCTTGGTAAACATCGTCGATTGAGTGCGTGCCGCCGGAGTATTCAAGCGCATCCGCAATATACTTGCGGTTTATCTCAAACTTTTCTTTCAGCTTGTCTTCAGCCAATAATAAGGTAGGCAACATCTACATCGTGTCCGTGGTTCTTATGTTCGATTATCATTGACCCATTCGTGCTAGTGCTTTTTACAAATGGGTCACTGTGTTCTAGTGTCTCGTTGTATCCGGTGAAAAACACAACGCTCTGCACTCCATATCTAGGGTCGCTAACGGTTGTGGTTGTCGTGCCGTTGGCCAGAGTAGTGTAGCCAACGCTGTTTAAACCACCGTCAACGGTTCTGTTTAGCACCTCTGCAACTTCGCGTGTCGTAGCAGTGACAGGGTTTAACGTGCGAAAGTTAGTGTTACGCTGCTCAACAGTCATCTTCGACCAACTTTTCTGGCCTCAATATCCATACCCTGCGCGTAACTCCAGTTTCCCGAAATATACATTTTTGCGCGGTGGTATCTGTCCTGCGCCCTGAACGGCACAAAACCTGCGGCGTTTGTTGTTCCAGCCGCAGTGTAAGAGACAATATCTGTGTGTGTGCCTCTAAGTCCAACCGACAACTCGACTGAACCGCCCTCGTGATATGGGTAAATCCGCGTGATTATATTATGGTTGCCCATAGCCAAGCCGGTCTCGCCAGTCACGATTGTCGCGGCTAATGGGTCTCCACTAAATGCGTGAATGTTTGCACCAAGCGCACCACCAAACAAAAACTGGCCACCCTTATACAAGGCACTATCAAGGGAAGCTGGCAAGGCATCTATGCTAGTGCTTAGGTTGTCCAAATCCTCAAGCGTGTAACCAGGGGTGAAGAACGGCGCAATCAAATCGTTTTTGACATTTGCTAGAGACCAACGACCCAAGGCATAGTTATATATCAGCAGCCGGTCAGGCGTTCCGTCAATTGAACTGTTTGACACATACGACCAAACCGCAAGCTGGTTTTGCGGGTCTACGGTTGAGGTCATCTTGTCCTTAAAAGAAATGTTGAAGTCTTCCTCTAAGAAGAACCTGTTTATCTTCTCCGCGCCGATAGGCTGAGAGCGAGACCCATCAAACATATAAAAACCGTCATCTGATAAATAAAACACCATATGACCAATGTTGCAGACGGAGCCGGGTACTTGGCAGCCCCTAGCAGTCTCAACCTTGTCAAACTGCCAGATTAGCGGCGGCCCTGTGTAAGTGGCGCGAACAATGGCTCGCTCCATTAAAATGGTGCAATATTCTCCCCCGACCATTCCGGTGATTGCACCGGCATCTGGTATTTCCTGAAAATCACTTTGGTCGGTTCCGGCAGTCCAGCTTGTAATGTCGTTAAAGCCTGACCAGTAAGCCTTATACGGCACACGCCCTGAGCCGGTGTCGATATTAGCCACCCACACAAAGTCGCGCACAACAGCAATGAAGTCAGCCTTTGGCGGGGTGCCTGACAGGTCGGAAAATACAGTGTCAGTGCCAAGCTGAAACTTTTGCAGCTCCTCACCAATCCCGCCGGACGCAATAACCGTGTCGCCAAACTGGACAAAGCGCCAACGCTCTGCGCTATCCAAATCATAGGCTGGTGTGCCTGCCTTGCTTATGTCGTCTAGGTTACTTGTGCCAGCGTTAAAAGAATACAGCTTGGCGCTGTCACCAGCGAACAGCTTAACGGAACCGTCATTTTGCTTGGCCGCAAAAATGTTCAATATCGTGTTAGATGCAGCATTTGAGTATTCTACAAAACCCGGCAGGCTGCGGTATCCGCTGGCCGCAGGAATTACATTTGTAGCCTCAGTGACGCCGGTATTTGAGTAATCCGGCTGATCGGGCAGCCATTCGCCAAACTGTATCATTGTCCTAACCAAACTCCGGTTGTGCTTGTCTGGGTTGTCCAGATAGCTGAAACGTCAACAGCGTCAGTCCAAACCGCCGCCGTGTCTGCCTCGTCTGCCCAAGCCTCGCCTAATATTTCTCCGGCGATTGTACCACTCAACGCAAGATTTGCCGACCCCGCCATCGCAAACGTGCCGACCGGCGCAGATGTTGATGTGATCGCCGCTGTGGCGTCGCCCTCAAATGCGTAGACCAAAAACGCCTGAGCTGTTGCGTTGAACGCGACAGTCGCAGCCCCGCCATAAGAGGCAATGAATATTGCGTTTGCAGTTACACTGCCAGCGCCAGTAACAGACGCCGCCATATTCTGTATGCGGTTTGCCGTGCTTGTAGATGTCGCGGCAATGCTGGCAGAGCCGTCAACAACCTGAGTATGCTGAGGCGTTGCCGAGGCTGTCGCGGCTATCGTTGCCGCGCCATCAAACTCAATCGCAAACTGAACCGCGCCAGCGGCTGTCAAAGCAACAGACGCGGAGCCTTCAAATGCCAAGACTTGTAACTGATCTAGCTGGTCTAACGTGAGGCCGTAGGCGTCTAGCTGCTCAAGCGTACCCCAATTGTCTAGCTGCTCTAGGTCAGGGTTCGCCCAATCGACCTTAGTAAGCAGTAACGCGCTGTCCAGAGAATATGGCAGCGCGTCAATGCTTGACGTGAAGTTGTCTAAATGCGGGGTGCCTGTCGCCATTACCGTTCCTAAGCTGCGGTGATGTCTAAGTCACCTGTCGGTATTTTCAGGA